GTAAGATCAACACCTGCAGTGGACCACAGACTGCTGGCTCCAGATATTGAATTAGCGTATGCTGATATATCAGCGACACTAAAATTGCTGGTGTTAAATGCTGTAACATCAGGACCGCCGGCTACATGCTGTGCGAAGTCACGCACACTAGGTAGACTCCTGTAACCACTTCCTGATCCTGTCATAGAATCAATATTAGGTTGTAGATCTGATATCAAGCTAGGTAATGTTGGATGTAGACTATTTGTCAAAGGAGTATTGACTGTCTGTATACTGCTAAAGAAGCCGGGTGCTTGGCTAGCATCACTTATTACTCCACCGCCCATGTCTTTGAATTTAGTTGCCAATGCACTAGCACCACTAAATCCCGCAGTGTCGGGTGGATTGGCTAATTTAGTGTAATCGCTGAGATCTTTAAGGCTCTGTATACCACCTGCATTACCAACTTCAGGAGCAGACGCAGCACCAAAAGCTGTTGAGCCTGTAGAAAATCCTGTGGTAGTCGTGCCTGTGCCTGCTGTGGCAGTGCTGGCTCCACCAAAGGCATTTTGTGTATTATAAAGACTAGCGTCTGATCCGCTGTATGAAGGCAATCCACCGAATGGATTAGTGATGCCAAATTGATCTGCGGAGATGTTTATAGCCCTTGGATCAGTTATACTGCCCATGACTTGATCGATCTGACCTTTATAAACGGGATTATCTAGATCATTTAGATCTACTCCAGCAGCCGCTAGTTTCGCATTAACACCGGTGACATTAGATAATTTATTATTCTGTAGTGATTGAACTAATCCAGTGGGTGTGCTAAAGTTTTTAATATCGATACCATTGAACATCGATCCCGTTGATAGCATAGCAGCACCAGCACCTGAGAAATTACCAATTTGGCTAGTGAGTCCACGATCAACCATGCTAGACATATTAGTGATACCACTGCCAAAATCTCCATAGTTAGTGTTTGCCATGAAATCTGTCGCACGTCTTATTTCGATACTGTCTTTGATATGATTCTGCGCTTGGCTGAGGAATATGCCAAATGACGCTTGGTTTGGACTGCCGCCAAACCCCAAACTTGATTGTAGCCCAGATAGTGCACCAAGTGCTGTAGTAGCTGCCGAAACCTGAGCTGCTGAATATACTCCGCCTACGTTACCAGATATTTCTTGTAATTTAGTTGTGGATTCTTTTACACTAGATTCGATGTCTAGTGCAATGTTTTGATTGATACCAACCATGGCCGTAATAGTGGCAGGTGTAATTCCACCTGCGGCAGTGCCAAAAGTAACTTTTTGATTCTCTGCTATTACAGAACCAGCTTGCCCAGTTACAAGATTTATGTCATGTTCAGAAGACATTGTTACTACCCTATGTTATAATACCGCCTGCTGTCATTGGTTCAATACCAGTAGTGGTTTTAATATAATGATTTTCTACGTCTTTTATCGTAGGACTATGCATCATTACGTGATTTTTACTCAAGCGTATATTCTTATTTAAGTCGCTGGTAAACAAACTCTGCATCAATCCGAGACCCTGTTGGCTAGGCATGACCGTGGTTGGTTTGCTGATGACAAAAGCATCATCTGTTTCTTCTACGATTTTAGCTACCAGTTCATCACCGTTCATTATTTTAAAACTTACCACTTGATCTTTTTCGTATTTGCTAGTTATTAACACTTGATTCCCCTAGTTTATTGAATAATTCTTCATCTGATAATTTTACTAATCCCTGATATCCACCCTCTACGAACAGCTTGTCGCCTAGGTAGATCTGAGGTGCTGCACGGTGCCCCTGAGCAATCAACCACTCACGTGCTTCTTGATCTTCATCAATGTTAATTTCCGTGTATGCGATATTTTTTGTTTTTAATAAATGTTTGGCCTTATCGCAAAAAGGACAATAATTTTTACTGTATACTGTTAACAATTTTATTTTCCTTGTTGTTTTTACACTTCAAATACTATTCTAATATTACCATTGAATTCATCGTTGTAACCTTTGCTTGAATTTTTTTGAAAGTTAAATTGCTGAATTTCATTTATAATTTTATCAGGAATGTCATTAAAATTGCCAGACACAAAATCTTTATATTCTGGCCAATCTGTGCCTTTTAATAAATTATATTTTTCTAATTCAGGATCATATAATAAAATTTCAGATAAAATAACTTTATAAGTTACTTTTGTAATTTCTTTTTCTATAAAATTTATATAATCATTAATCGTTACTGGAGTTAGTAAGTTAAAAATCATAGCAAATTCATGAGGTTGAGTATTTTCTATAAGTTTAATAAGATTGAATGTGATAAATCCTCTTCCACCTTTTTTAATAATTTTGCCAAAGTTATGTATCGTATCAACAAAATTAATTAACGAGATATAATGCAAAGAATTTATTGAAATAGCTGCATCAAATTTTTCTAGATTATGATTAATAAATTTATCGTCAAAATAACAAAAAACATCTGCTTCTGATGTTTGATCAAAACCAATTATATTTGGAATATATTCTTTAATAAAATTTCTACCACATCCTATGTCTGCTATTGTTTTTGGATCTATTTCTTGTATTATTTCTAAATAATAAAATAATGAATATAAAAAAACAGATACATCCTCAAGTGTTTTTCTACTGGACTGACGTAAAATTGTTTCAACATTAATATCTATGTCTTTCTGATCAGAATATAAATGTTGATATTGTCTTTGTAATTTTTTATATATTTCTGAATTAGAAAATGATTTTAAAAATTTTTCTTTATTATAAGGTTGGTAAATCATCGTAGTTGATTCCTTCTCCCATGACTCCGATCACATAATTCGTTGATTCATTTTCTTGTAATGCTGTTTGTTTCTTGCTGGTATCGCTGTGCTTGTTGAACCAAGGTATAGGGGTGGTCTTAGGTGCTGGTTCTTGATATTTGATACCTATGTCTTTAAGTGCGCCTACCGCAGTATAATCCACGAACTCTTTTAAAATATTTGCATTCAACCCAATAACTGGACCTAGTTTAAATAGGTAATCTGCCCAGGCTTTTTCTTCACCTATAACATCTAAATACATTTGATAGACTTCTTTTTGGCACTCTTCCTTGACCTTGGCAAAACGTGCATCTTCTTTAACCACCTGATTGATCAGCCAGGCAGTCCACTCTTTGTGTAGTAGTTCATCTTGTAAGATCAAACTAATAATGTTGCCATTGCCAATGAAGATCTTGTTTTCAACCATGGCTAGGCTTGTAGCAAATGATACCATGAAACGGAATGCTTCTAGACCGTAACTGGCATTTAGTGCCAACCATATGGCCTTGACATGATCCTGTTCATCAATCTTGTGCCCTAGTTCTTTTTTACAATTAATACTGTGTAAGGCATCATAATGGATACCAATATTACTAGCCATACTAACAATCTCTTGTGTATTATGGATAGTATTAAACACATCTTTAGGCACGTTATAGATGTTGCGTATGATGTGGCTGTAACTGCGACTGTGTATGTTAGTTTCAAAGAAACTCCAATTGTACATTAAGGCTTCTAGTTCTGGAATACTCACCACAGGAGTAAATACCTGTGCTGGACCTCTGCCTTGCAGGCTGTCTAAGGCTGTCTGTCTCAATAAGTTGCTGGTAAAGATGTGTTTGACCGTGTTGCTGGCATCTTTAAAATCATTTGAATCTTTAGTTAGGCTTATCTCTTCTGGGATCCAAAAGAATCCACGAGCGGTCTGCTCTAGTTTAACTAATTTATTATATTTGACTTCTTCAAAACGTTGTATGGTCACAGGACCTGCTGGGTCAAGGAACATCTTGCGATTAAGATAATTAGTGTCGTGTTTAAGATCGTATTGTAATTTACTCATTATAGTTTACATGCCTCACAGTCTTCTTCTTGTTGTTCTACAGTTTCTGGTTGTGCTTGTGTTTCTATCACTTCATCTAGTGACTTACTACCTGCTTTATTGATAAGACTGTAATAGAAAGTCTTTATACCCCATGCGTGTGCCTGCATTAGATTTTTGGCAATCAGCGTGCTAGGCACTTTACGATCAGCGAAGTAGGCTGGATTGTAAAATGTATTAGTGCTGATGCTTTGATCTACGTAGGCGGCCAACACTGCTGCTGTTTTTAAATAGCCTATACAGTCATTTTGTTCCCACATGAGTTGATATTTATTCTTTAGTTTATTATATTCAGGAACAACCTGTATAAATGATCCTGCTTTAGATTCTTTAACACTGATCAAACTCATAGGCATCTCAATACCGTTGGTTGACCCAATCACCACGCTGGAACTTTCTACAGGAGCGATAGCCATTAATGTAGCATTACGCACACCATAGCTTCGCATATCGCTACGTAGCTGTTCCCAATCTAGTTCACGTGTTGGGGTAAAGTCTGCTAGTTTGTTTACTGCTTTAGCACGGCGTTCCCAAGGAAAATGTCCTTGGCCATAACGTGTGTGTTCACTGTGCAGACACGCACCACGTTCTTTAGCCAGCTCTACAGTTGCTTCTGTTAGGAAGAATGCCTGATGTTCCATCCATGTCTTGACATCTTGTAGTGCTTCTGTGGTACCATATTCGTATCCACGTTTAGCATGCCAATAGGCCAAGTTAGTAACACCAATACCTAGTGGCTGTATCTCGTCATTACTCAACTTACTTTGAATTGACAAGAAGTCTTGATAGTCTAGAATATTACATAGACTACGCTGTAGGATTCGACATGCACGGCGCATGTCTTCTGGATTACGGAACGATCCCCAGTTGATGCTACCTAATGTACATAGAGCTATGCGACCATTTGGATCGTCTAAGCGTTTAAACGGCTTAGTTGGTAATAGGATCTCGCAACATAAGTTACTTTGATAGATTGTATGATAATCAGGATTAAATGGACCTTGGTTCATAACATTGTCAATGAACACAAGATATATACGTCCAGTATCAGTACGTTCTTTTAATATGCCAGATTTAAACACTTCTTCAGCTGACAGAACTTTCTTACGTAGTCCTTTTTGCTTTTCATACTTCTCATATAACTCTTCAAAGAGTTTTGTGTTTTTGTAAAACGCTTCATACAAGTCAGGCACTTCGTTAGGATCAAAGAATGTAATATTTTCTTTGTTCTTGAATCTGCGCCAGAACATAGCGTTAAGCACAACACCATAGTCCATGTGACGCACACGTGTTTCTTCTGTGCCTTGATTGTTCTTTA